ACAACGCATGTACATATCTAAACTGGGATCTGTTGTTCTTAATCTAGATCGTAAATAATTCCATACGTAGGGTGTAGGATATTGTGTTATTTCATCTATACCTATCCAATTAAAAGCTTGTCCTTGGTATCTTGTTACATCTCTATCATCATCAACATATGAAAACCATATCTTTGCTCCGGATGGAAACTCCCATGTTGATTTAGCTTGTTTAAATACAGCACCGGGAAAAGCTTTTGTATATAGTTGTCTACTTTTATCTATTAACTCTGTCAATTCTGCCAGTGTTCTTCTTAATAACAGCCCTCGGTGATTAGGATTTGATGCATCTCGAAGTACATCTGCTAATAGTGCATATGATTTACCACCTCCAGCAGCTCCACCGTATAGTATATCTCGTTCTGGAGACTCTAAAAAGGTAGTTTGAGGTCCTTCATTCGGTCTAAATACAACGTCATGGTCTTTTAGATGATCTCTTAATGCTTTTGGAACGTGTTTTAGATCATCAGTTGTAACTACGGACCTTCCTCTACCTTTTAACGCATCATCTACCTTTTTAGATGCCTCCTGAGCCTTTTTTGCTGTTGCTCTAGCTTGTTTAGCCTGTTTGGTTAGCTTTTCAGCATTTTTCCGTTTGGCAGAAAGCTTTTTTTGAGTAGCAAGCTTGGCTCTCATGCGAGAAGACCAACTGTAAGAACCTTTTGGCTGTCCTTCTTGTTTTGGTGGCCTACCTCGTTTTTTCTTTTCTTCTTCTATAGGTACAATCCTTTATTCATACGTTTTGTCAAACCGGGATTAGATATTTTTCTATTTGCAGCTGTTGATAACCATCTAGCAGCTTTAGCAGCACCAACAGTTTGCACATAGCCAAAAGCTTTATCTAATAGTTCAAGTTCTTTTTCTATAGGTTCATATACTTTCTGATCTTCAGATAACTTATATCCAAAAGGTACTGTAGAAGATGTTCTATTTACTCTTTCCATTTAACCAATCCATTTCTTCATCTGTATAAGGCCATATCACATTACTACCCAAGGTTTTTTCTTTCCTCCTGTATATTCTCTAGCATGACCTTCCTTTATAAGTTGTTGGCATATATCTACACTATCTACAAAAGGCACACCTAACACTCTACCAAACTTTCCTTTTTCTTCTTTAAAAGTTTTTATTATAAATTTTTTCGGAAGAAGTTCTTTAAGTCTAGCTTTTGCAGCCAAGCCAAGAACTTTTTCTTCCTTATTTCTCGTTCTCGACTCTGGTGTATCAATTCCCAGTAATCTGACCCTTTCATTTGCGATTGTAATTTTAAAGCCAAGATCAATGCATACATCTATAGTATCCCCATCTATTACTTTTATTAACTTACATCTGTATTCATACATTCACAGTTCTCACATTTATTTTCCTCTGTACATGTACAATTTTCACAAGTGCAGTTTTCACATTTCCATTCTTCTTTTAGTTCAGCCATATTAATTTCCTGCTAAAGGATTTGATAGTGCTCTTTCAAGCTTAACATCAAATCGAATTTCTAGATCTTTCATTTGATCTGTTAAAAAATCTTGTCTACGTTGTGCTTCTTCTTCTAATGCTGTACGTTTTGCATCGAATCTGTCTGAAGCATGTTGTATCAAACTATTTAAATTCTTTCCAGTATCTGTAATTACAAATTGCATACTTGTCTCTAGATCAGAAATCTTACGATGTACATTTCTATTTAACTCTCTATTATCTTCTACTATTTGATCTATATTATCCTGTACTTTATACATATCATTTTTTAAATCAGTTTTAATAGTTCTAGCACTATCCTGTGCTGAAGTTACTAATTCTTTTATAGCTTCTAATTCAACATCTACTTGTTTTTCTAAACTTGTTATAGTTTCATTAATAATTCCTATCTCTCTATTAAATCCACTAAGATCAGGTTCTACATATAAAGCAATCTGTTCTTCCATTGCTTTCCATCTAGCATACACTTCAAAACCTCCCCAGATACCACCTCCAAGTGTACTCAAAGCTGTAAGTATTGCTATTAACTTACCTCCCCTGAACTTTACTCCTCCAAACTCTACTTCACTACTCATATTGCTGGCTTATCATCTTTTCCATTTGTAAACTTGATCGAACTGATATGTAATCAGATAAAGGATCAGGTAAGTTATTATTAGTGTATATTTCTTCTACAGCATACCAATTTGTTTGTGTTATTATATCCTGTTGTTGATATGTTCTTATATCAGGACCAAGAGCATTTACAAGTGCAAGAGTTGTTAATTGAGCTACCGGATCGTAATTACTTGGTAGGGCAGCCATAATCTCTTTTGCTTTTTCCTGTTTCTTTTCTTGTTCCTTTGTTGGTTTATTTTCTACTACTTCTTTTATAGGTTCCGGTTCCTGTTTTTCTTCCACTTCTACTTCGTCTTTAGCAGCCTCTTGCTGTTCAGCTTCTTCCTTAACTTCTTCTTTAACCTCTGAAGTCTCCATTTCAGACTCAGAAACTTCAGCAATCTCCTTTACTTCTTCTGTTTCTGCATTATTTTCTGAAACAGAAGTAGAATCTTGTATTTTTTCTTCACTTACCGATTCCTGAGCCTCAGATGAGTTCTCAGAGACTTCTGTAGTTTCAGGCTGGGTAGGTACCTCAATGTCTTCGATAGTGGCTTCAGTGCTCATTTCTGTAGGATTTTTTTCTAGATTTGGCATCTGAACTTCGACTACTTCAATTTCCATACCTACATTTTCTAATTCGGCTACTAATGTCTCTACTTCTACCATTACTTCATCAAAAGACATATTATCTATATCCATATTTTGAAATGTTTCTTCCATCATTTCCACTGGCATAGTATTTGGCATCTCATCTAGCTGTACATTATCTATTTCTACTGGCTCTAACTCGAATTGCATAACCATGTCCATTTCTTCCATCATGGTATCCATTTCCTGTTGTTCAGCTACTGTAGAAGAATCATATGTATCCATTAAACCTAAAGTTATCTGCTCTTCCATCTGTGTAGGCTGTACAACTTCTATCCAAGTCTCCACTGCTGTAGTAATCACATTATAATTAACAGTATATGCTACGTTATCGAAGAAATAATTCTTTTTACCACCTATTCGGATAAATACCTTATCTAAATCTCCTGCAAAATCATGTGTACCTGAATACGTAGTAGGTGTTCCTGTATTATCTAATGTAACTTGTCCAGTATCCCACTGTAACACATTATCATTATATCCCTTAGTCTGAAAATATCCAGTAGTATTCGATTGAGAATGATACATCTGTAATTGCCATTCTAAAGCACCACCTTCTGATATGTGAAAATCTTCTATATTTACATACTGGTCAAAAGTAGTTAAGGAGTTTGATGTTCCTTTTCCACACCTACCAGTACCAAAATATGCATTACAATTTGGCATACTCGCAGGACCTAGCCCACCCCAATCTAGATCCATATCACCCTCGTAACGACTGGTTACGACACCTGTTTCACTATCTAATAGATCTCCTGTTGATTTATGTTCAACAGTAACAGTAGTTTCAGTAACTGTGTCTATATGACCTTCACCTAAATGTTCTGTTTCTACTTCTTGGGTAACAGTATCACCCTCTTCTAACATCTGTGCATTAGAGTAATAGGAGTAGAAGAAGACTACCAAGGCCAATGCCCACACCGACTTCTTCATCAGTTATTTCCTCTTGTTTAACATTATCTTTTACCCACTGATCATAATCAGGTCGTTTTTCAGGATTATTAGCCCACTCTTCAGCAGCCTCTAAACCAATTTTTCCATGAAACGGACAGGGGGTGCCTGCCATTTCCATTGCTTGAAATACTCTGGCATCTTGACAGAGGAGAGCAATAGCTCCTACTTTCATGCCCATTCGATACATAGCTCTACTGAGCTTTAATCTTTCACAATTTAAGTCTTTTATTGCTGTTCCACCAGCTATTCCTAAAATCTGTGTCTGTACAGCAGCAGAAGCTGCATAACTACAAACGTCTTGATTGTTAATTACCACTGATGGAGCATTTGCTGTACTTGGTGTTCTATCTACTGTAGTAGTTCCTGATACGGTTGAACTTGTGCTAGTAACAGTATTAGTATCGGCTGCATAAGCACCTGAGAACAGCATCAGGAATACTAGTAGATAGAAAAATATATGCATTAATAATAATTAGACCTCTGCACAAGCATAGCAATTAATTTCCAGACCTACAGATACTTCTTTAACGATTGGTGATTTCCACATGTTTTTTACTCCTCTATTGTTACGGTAGGCATTTCCTTCTTGGCAGGCATTAACACCACACCATGAAGAATCTTACCTTCCATTTCTACTTTTTCTTGTTTTCCAATACCTACTCGATCAAGTAGGGTTTGAGCTGCTTTTAGACGCAACTCGGCTCGTGGATGTTCACCCACATCGTTCATTCCTTCTACTACTCTGTTTATTGCTTGTACAGAATGTGCAGCCAGTTCTGTTTTAGCTGCCTCTAATCTCTCGTCTGATAGTGTTTTTAATAATAGGCTACGTGAACTTTTAGAAGACCCAGCTTTTTCTAGAGCTAGATTTATATTAC